TCCATTTCTACTGGGTCTGCAAGTATTTTTGCAGATAATTCATAATCTTTTATAAACTGTGTATATCTGTTAAGTTCTCTTTGTGCTGCTTGACTTTTAACTGTCAGTTCATTTAATTGTGTTGTTTGTAAAACAAAATCATTTTGCAAACTTTGTATTGCTTCTTCTTGTGATGCTATAGCACTTTCTAAAGCAAGATTATTAGACTTTAAAGTAGTATTTTCGTTATATAAAAAATAAGTCGTAAAACCTAAAAATAATATTATGCCAATAAATACTTGTTGCATTAAACATCCTCTATAATATAGTTAAGACCTGCTGCACTTCTATATTCAACTAATTTATTATCTTCATCACGAAATTTAAGATGTTTTTCTTTTTGTGTAATTATTTTTTTAGATATGTATGTTCTATCATCTGCATCACCATATTCTTTATTAAAAGATACAGTAATTTTGTAACGTGTTTGAAATAAACTTATAAACCATTTAAAAATTAATTTTAATTTTATTTCCATGTGTATACCTGTAATGGTTTAGACTTGCCTTTAACCTCTATTGGTTTTAATAATTTTAACTTAAATTTAGATTTTTTGGCAGTTTCTTCGCCTATTAATGTTCCTACACCTGCAACTTTGGTACTTGATTCTAATCTTGCAGCAATATTACATGGGTCGCCTATAAGAGAAAATGCAAATCTATCAGTAGCTCCAAAGTTACCTGCAATACAAATACCACTATTAACTCCAATACCTATTGCTATCTCAGGTATACCTTCTTCTTTAAATTTAATATTTAACTGGTCTATGTTTTTTTCTATTTCTTGTGCTGCTTGTAAAGCTAAATTATGATGGTCATCTTGTGGAATTATTGTATTCCAATGAAACATACCTGCATCACCAATAAATTTATCAGTACATCCAAAATATTTATTAGCTGCTTTTACTTGTACATCTAATACATTATTCATAATGTATGTAACCATTTCAGGTTCTACCGATTCAGATAAACTAGTAAATCCTCTTAGGTCTGTAAATATAATACTACAGTCAACTCTATTACCATTTACTTTACAAAGCTCTGGATTATCTTGTAATTTTTTAACCATTCTAGGGTCAAGATATTTACCAAATTGTTTTTTAACTTGTTGTCTTAATTTATATTGCTCTCTAAATCTAAGATAAAAGCCTATAGAAGCTGTAATAAATTGTGATATTAAAGTCCAACTTACATCAATTAAGATTCCACGCTGTATAAGATAGTGTCCAAAAAATATTGTTGAAAAGAATAATAGACTGGTTAATGTTATTCCTGCCGTCATTCCAAAAATATTTACGCACAACCAAACAAAAGTTACTGTTATCACTAGAATTAATAATTCAGCAGCTAATGACCAATCAGGTATATAAGGACTGTCTTGTATTAAGATTGATTCTGCTAGTGCTGCTTGTATCTTATGTGGTTCTAATAATCCAACTGGTGTAGCTATTTGTGGCATTACGCCATTTGCTGTAACTCCAACAAATACGAATTTACCTGCAACATTCATATCTTTCAAATTTGTTTGTGGTGTATCAACCCAACTAATCCACTTACGACCAAGACTATCTGTTTTTACTGGTGGTATTCCTCTAATTGATATTTCTTCTATACCATTATCATTAGTTTTTATAATGTAAGTTTTAACACTAAACAATGCTTTGTATATTTGTGTGCCAAAAGAAGGAATCCAATTATTATTTGGAGTGCTTACAAGTAATGGTATTCTGCGAACAAGTTGGTCAACTTCGGTGGGAGCAATGGCTAGACCCTGCAGTGTATTATCTTTTAGAGTGTTCAGGTTTTCCTTAACTCCCATAGATACTATACCACTAACATGACTACCTTTTACAACTGTTCCTGTTGGTTTTGGATAATTACCTTTACCATCTTCAAACATTGCAATAACAGATGGTACATATCCAAGTGTTTGTGCAAAGACTTCATCACCACCCATTCTATCTGCTTGTGGAAAAGATATTACCCAACCAACTCCAATAGCACCTTCATTAATTAGGTCAACTTGTATTTGTGCAAGTGTTTTTCTAGGAAATGGATATCCACCTTCATTTTCTACATCTTGTTCTGTAATGTTTAAAATTACAAAATTACCTGATGGTTCTTGTTTTTTTACAAACGTATCAAATATTTTTAACTTTAATATTTCTGTTGGTACTGATTGATATATTAATGGCAATAAAAGTATTATAAGTATTGGTAATATTAATTTTTTCATCAATCACTTTGAGTTATTGTTATTGTGGAATCACTACCACCATTAACTTTTATTATGTTAGAAATGCCATCTTGTATAAATATTACTGTATAAGCATTATTTCCATCTAAATCTAACTGTACACTTTCATTAACACTTCTTCTTAAACTAACAACTTGTCCTGTAATTATAGTTGTTATCTGTGTATCTGGGTCTTTACCTAATAATGTTCCTGATATTTGTGTACTTGTAGCTTGTGCTAATTGGTCCTCTTCTTCAGTTATAGCTAATCCATCTAAAACATTTAATAAATCTTCTAAATAATTAACATCTAAAAAATTAATATCTAACTCATTAAACTCTAAACTATCTTCTTTAAGATAATCTTCTGCTAAATAATCTATATCTAAATCATTAAAATCTAATAAATTTTCTGATTTAGTTAAAACTGTTTGTTCTTCTATAACTACTTCTTCTTTAGGAGGAGTAACAATTAACATATTATCAATAACATCTAATGTTAAATCTAAAATAACTGGTTTGCTTGGTGCTGACTCAAATACGCTTACTGTAGTAGCTTCGTAAGGCTTATTTAATAAAACTGTACCCATAGCAGTAACTACTTCTATCTCACCACTAGAGAGCCCTAGAGCGTCTGGTAATAGTATAATAAGACTACGACCTAGTTCATCTACTGTAGCTGTAAAGTCTGTACCTCTTATTGCTATATTGGCTGTAGGAGTTTTAAGAGTAATATTTTGTTTATCTATTTTATTTAGATTGCCTGTAATAAATCTTGCTGTTCCAAGACCAAAAGTTAGAGCCATTTTTGATTTGCTTGGGTCTGCATCAAATATATACTCGTCTATTATTAATTGCGAATGTTCTGTCAAGCTTACTTTACTATCATCTAAAAAAGTAATAGCCATTCTGCCATTAGTCGTGATAGCTTCATCATTGCTTTGTATAGCAAACTTTAAATTTGCATCGTAAGGTTTGTCTCTTACTATTTGGGCTGAACCGTTTAGTTCAGAGATGTCTCCAATATCAACAGCTTGTGCTTGTACCTTGGTCGTTTTGAACGACACAAACAGTAGAAGCAGAAGTGCCAGAGATTGACATAATTTTGAGCCAGTCATTATCTTGGGTACTCAGTTGTTGAATATTAAATGTTCTTGAACCTCCAGTATGGTCTAAATAAAAATATCCACCTGCTGAAGCATTAACACCAGTACCTGTATAAGTAACTGTATTATCAGAACCATCTATATCCATATAGTTAGTAGCACCATCAATATTAATGTTAGATGTTACTGTATTGTTAGAGCCTTGAATAATCCAATCTAAATCAAGTGATGCGGCTATTGCCGTTGTACCTTGGTTTAATGTAAATGTATTACCACTACCAGTAACAGCTACATTTTGATTAGAGCCGTCTGAACTATTAGAATTTGTTGGGTCTACTTGAATAGTAAATGTATTAGTACCACCAGTAAAGTTATATACGCCAGTAAAACTGTCTGCAAATATATCACCAAGAAACTTGTTAGTAGCACCAATCATGTTAATGTCTAGTGTCATGGCATTTCCATCTAAGTCAAAAGGATTTACACTGCCTGCTGTAGAGTTTAAACCACCTATAATATTAGATATTCCTAATTGTTCTAAGTCTATATTAGCACCAGTACCAGACTGGTCTACATATATTTCATTATCAGCCCCGAATATCGGCAATGCAATCAGCATCGCAATCAGGCTTATTAATTTTAATTTCTTCATGTTTCCAAAAACTCCTGTCGTAACCGACATTAATTAATTCTAACACAGCACTTTCTATAGATTTCATAAGTGCTATTGTTGTTGATTCATTGCGAGAATTACCTAACTCAACTTCTACAAGTTCTGTTCCCATCTCAATAAATCTAAATACATCTTCTGATTTGCCATAACTAAATATAGTTTTTTCAGTCATTACTTCTATTAGTATCTCTCCTGTAGCTACTGACACCATGCGTAAGGTTACTGCTACACTATCTTCTCTATATTGAATACTAGAACCAATACCTAAGTATCTAGCTCCTATACCGCCTGTAGCAAGATTGCTTTCATAAGAAATTACAGCACCTTCGATTAATACTCCAGCAAATAATAAAGGTCTTAAAACTTTTCTTTTATCATCTTCTGAAGAAGATTGTTCTCTTGCTGACCTTATAAGTTGTCTTTCTTTTGTAAGGTTATCTAAACCAACTCTTTCAACAACTGTAAAAAAATCACCATTACCTGCGTGTTTTAAAGCTCTTATAAGCAATGCATTTGGTTGTTGAGTTATAGCTGTACTAAATAAGGCAAACTCACTATTACTTTTTCTTTGTCCTGTTTGGTCTGTAAATGCTGATGGATAAACTGCTACAACAGGTTTTATTACAGGTTTAATAACATTAGCTAGTTCTATTGATTGTAATTCAGATATATGAACTACATCTTTTGACTTAAATCTTTGTTCGTATGTATCTTCGTATTGGTTAAATATAGAACAACTAGAAAGTAAAAGTACCAATAGGAATCGTAATTTCAGTAATTGTTCCATCTGCTTCCGTTATTTTAAGTGTTAATGTCACACCATCACTTGTGTATTCTATGGTGTTGCCTTCTAAAGTTATAGTGCCTGAAGAAGAAGGAGTTTCTCCAAAAAGATTATTTACTAATTGCCTAGATAGTTCTGCATATACTCTTGATTCAAGGTTACGCATAAATCTTGCAAGAGTAGAGTTTTCTTTTTCTCTTTCTATTTCATCCTGTAATGCTTTTATTTCTTCTTTAATAGTGAGTTTACGACTAAACTCTTGGTTTTCTATAGTTAGATAATGAGATGATGTACCAACACCATTAAAACTAGGTGATTTAAATTTATGAACTATTTGGTCTGCTCGTAAGTTTTGTATAAATATACCTATAAATAAAGCAAATCCTATAGCGATTACAAACCATAAAACTTTATTTTTTTCAGCTTCTTCTTTTTTAAGTTGTTTTTTTGTTAGTTTCTTTTTTACCATTTTTATTCACCTCTTGTTCTTTTAGTTCTAAAACAGTATTTACTTTTTGTTGTAAGCGTATCATATCTTGGTCTAATAGACGAAGTTGGTCAGTAAGTCTAATAATTATTTTTTTCATTTCTGATACAGCAGGGTCTATTGTATTAGTAATTGTTTGCCATACAAAATAAACAAAATAACCTAAACCAACTACCATAATGGTTGTAAAGCCAAACTTTTCTACCAGTACAACTATATCCATTAATCTCTTCTAGCGTCTATTTTTCCATCTTCAACAAAGTTTTCTGCTCTCGCTATTCTGTCTAAGTCTGGTTTTAAATTTAAAGCACTAGATACTGATGTATCAATACGAATTATATCGTTATTCATTATTGATGCTCTGGTAATAAGCATTTTAGTAATACCTTGTATACTTTTAATATCGCTTACAAGATTTCCCATAAGTTGTTTCATAATAAGAAATATAAAATAACCCATAATAAGACCACCTGCTATAGGCAATCCGACCTTTTCTATAAGGTCAAATGCTTCCATTATTTACTATTTATTTTATCTTTAGCTGTTCCTGCATATAATCCAAACCAAGCAGCACCTGCACCTACAACAACAGATATAAGACCAGATTGTTCAAAAGTTGGTGCATCTAATTCCATAAACCAAATAGTACATTTATAAAGTAAAACTATATAAACTGTTAAAAACATTCTTGGAAATATTCTCCAGGCATCTATCATATTAGATAACCATATCCAGTTTTGCCAAGGATTATCAGGTTCTTTATCATTCTCTAATTCCATGATTTTTTGTTTTAATTCACCAATTTCTTGAACCATAGCCATAAATTTATTAAGGTCTATTTCAACCTCATTACGACTCATGTCTCCGCTAAATCTTTCTTCATTCATTATCTGTAGCTCCTTGTTTTTTTTGCTATTTTTTTTGGTTGTTTTACAAATTGTTTTCCAGCTTTATTGCCTTTTGCTTTAGCTCTATTGGTTGCAGCTTTTTCACTTTTTGTTAAAGATTTCCATGCTGCGTCAGGTAAATATCTTTTTTTACCTTTGCTTGGTTTGCCACTAGAGGTACGCCACTTTTGTTTGCCCCAATCTTTTAATGACCTTTGAGATTTTTTAAGAGGCATTATTTACCTACTTTTTTTAGAGCCTTTTCATGAGCATCACCAAACTTAGTTCCTTTTTTCATAACTTTTATCATTTCGTCCATATGTTTTTTTGTATGATGTTTACTATGTTTTTTTAAAGTTTCTTTTTGTCGTCTATTAAGTTTCATCTATTTCAGGTCCTTCGCTGTATAAATTGTTAAATGTTGTTAGTGGGTCAAGATAACTCTCGTGACCTTCTGCTGAATGTATGTGTTGTGATGGAGCAAAATCTGGTGGACCTTCTCCTGTAACCCATAAAGCAGGACTTGTAGCCCTTACTCTATTATTTGGTAAAGCAACTATATTACCTTTCCATTCACAATCTTCTGTAATATATATAACATGAGATTGTTTATGTTGAGCAGGACAATCAGCTATAGAGTTTCCTGTGTAATCAACTGTAAATAAATATTTGCCTTGATAAAAATTATTATTAATTTTACATATCCAAGGACTACTGCTTACTCTGTCCATAACTACAACAGAATGATTGCGTGCTTCACAGTCCCAAGGTTGAGCTAAATGGTCCTCCATAGGCTTTGCCCACTCTGCAACAGGAATATCTGCTACAAGAGCTTGTATTGGCATCCTAGCCCACATTGCACCGCCATGAACATTAGATTCATCATCTTCTGCTTCACATCCAGTAAAAACTACTTGAAAACTTAATGACCTATCTGGAATAGTATTAACAGCTATTGCTAATGCGTGTAGGTATTCTCCATGACCATGCTGATGATTAGTAGTAAATTCTTTTCTAACCCAGCATTTAAAATGCGGTATGTTACTAATAAGGTAGGACACTATTTATATCCACCGCCTGCTTTTTTGTAAGCTTTAGCTACCATTTGTGCTTTACGAGCAGACCATTGTCCAGGTCTACCACCTTTACTACCAGCTTTAATTCTATTAAATATACGCTTACGCATACCTGGTTTAGTATAATTGCCAGCTTTATTAACTGTTGATTTTTTTTGTCTGCTCATTATACAAACTTAGCTAAAAATACAACTCCAACAATAAAAGGATAAACTGCCCAAATCATATTATCTAATTTATCAAATCGTTTTGAGCCATCTTCCAATCTTTTATCAATACTTTTATACAAAGCTCTACATTCTTTTTCGTGAGACTCTATAGCATTTAAAGCATCTTTTACAGTTGCCATTACTTTTTTGGTGCTACTTCTTTAGCTTTACCTATATTTAAAGCTAACATATCAATAAATTTATATATTTTGCCAATCCAAACATCATCTTTAGGAGTTGATGTTGTTGCTGCTATTAAACTTGAAACAGTTACTATTAATGTAACCCAAGTTACCATACTCATTACTATATCCATTATTTACCTCCTTTGGTATCTTCGGATTTTTCTTCTTTTTTAATAACTTCTTCAGAAACTTTTTTTGTTTCTTCTGCCATTAAATTATTAAATACTGATAAGCTTGCTTTTACTTGGTCTAATTGAAAATTTAAATTAGCTTGTTTTTGCATTAAATCTGAAATTTGTGCTTTACAGTATTCTTGTTCTTTTGTTAATTTTTTTTCGTTCATGTTAATACCTTATAGTTAGTTAAAGTTTAATTATAATGCATTATGCAATCAAATTGAAATCTTATTAACTGTTGTCAGTTATGTATTTCTTACCAGTAGCAATAGCTGCAACGTGAGTAGTCTTTTTACTATCTGCTGCTCCTTTTACATTGGGTGTATCATCATCACTATCAACAGGTTTGTATTCTAAAATAAGTTCTAAGTGGTCTACGTTCCTTTGTACCATTTCATTTATTTCAGATTGTGTCATTCTTTCAACATTCCAAGTTCCAGCTTTTACACCGTCAATTAAGTTTACGCTATCAGTTCCTGCTAATAAAATTGATGTTACTGTTCTAGGTTCTACAGTCATATTATTCTCCTTTTAAAGTTGTTATTTCGGCTTTTAATTCATCTACTTGCGTAGACAGTTCTTGAACTGCTTTGACCATTACAGACATTAAAGCATTAGGTGCAACTCTTTGTCTGCCATCTGCTTCATCTTCTGACCACATATCAAAGCCTTCTTTTAAATTATGGTTATCTATAGTTTCTTTAACTTCTTGAGCTATAAAACCATGATTATATTTACCATTCATGGTTCTTTCTTCAGAACCCTTTTCATATGCTCTCATGTCTGAAGGTATATCTTTTTCTTTTTTCCAAAGAAAAGTAACAGGTCTTAAATCGTTTATAAAATCTAGTCCTACTTTTTCATCTTGTATATCTTCTTTTAATCTAATGTCTGAAGGAGCTGTAATTGAAGTAGCACCAAAAGCTATAGCTGAATCATTTGTTCCTTCACCAAAACAAAATGATAAATTAGCATTACCTACAGCACCTCTACCCATAACTATTTGATTATGTCCACCAGCACCAGATATTTCAGCAGTATATCCAATAATTATATTTTCATCACCATTGGTGTATGCATCACCTGCATAAGCACCGATTGCTACATTTTGAGTACCTGTGGTAGTTGCTTGTAAAGCCTTTAGACCAACTGCTGTGTTGTTAGAGGCTGTAGTGTTAGCATAAAGTGCTTCCTGTCCAATTCCTGTGTTACCATCGCCAGTAGTATTGTTATGTAAGGTAAAATAACCCATTCCAACAAGAGCACTTCCACCAGTATTACCTGATAGACAGTTTGAACCAACACCTGTATTACCATGATTGGCATTAGAACTTAAACAACTTTGACCAACAGCAGTATTTTGAAAATGTCCAGTTGAGTCAGATAAAGCATAATAACCAAGTGCAGTATTCCATTTACCATTACCCCCAGTAAGTGCATCACCTGCATTTGCTCCAACACAAACATTCCCACCACCTTCTGTTATTGCAGCACCAGCATTATCACCAACTACTGTGTTTTCTGTACCTGTTGTACAAGCAGCTAAAGAGTTATGACCCACAGCAACATTCAAATGACCTGTGGTGTTTGCTAACATAGATTGTTGACCAACTGCGACATTTAGATAGCCAGTTGTGTTTGCTTTCATTGATTCCCAACCAACAGAAGTATTGTTATACCCTGTAGTGTTTGCTTCTAAAGCTGAACCACCTATTGCTACTTGTTGAGCACCTGTAGTGTTTGCTATTAAAGCTGATTTACCAACTGCGGTATTGTTACTTGCTGTAGTGTTTGCTTGTAGAGCAGATTGACCTACAGCAGTATTTGATGCACCAGTTGTATTAGCTGTTAAGGCAGCATAACCTAATGCAGAATTACCACTAGCAGTAGTATTAGCATCTAATGCTAAACCACCCACAGCAACATTTTCAGTCCCTGTAGTGTTTGCATATAAGGCTGCATTACCAACTGCTGTATTATCTGAAGCTGTTGTGTTACTACCAAGTGCTAGTCTGCCAACAGAAGCATTACCTGTACCAGTCGTATTAGAGGTTAAGGCTTCAAAACCAAAAGCAGCATTGTTATCTGCTGTGGTATTTGCAGCTAATGCACCTTTACCAACTGCTGCGTTATATTGACCTGTAGTGTTTGATAATAGAGAATGATAACCAACTGCTGTGTTGTTTGAGGCTGTAGTGTTTGCTGATAAAGACTGATTACCAACAGAAGTGTTATTAGCACCTGTAGTATTTGTTCCTTGTGAATTGTTACCGACTGCTGTATTTCCATCTGCTGTGGTGTTAGCAGTTAAAGCATTATAACCAAGTGCTGTATTTAAGTCGCCATCTACATTAGCATCTAAAGAGTAACCACCAACACAAACATTTCCTTCTCCTGTAGTGTTGTTTAATAAAGCACTTCTACCAACTGCTGTGTTGTTTGAAGCTGAACTGTTACTTGCTAAAGCACCAGCACCTAAAGCTACATTATGACTTCCAGTAGTATTACTAAGCATGGTGTCATCTCCGATAGATGTATTACTAGCTCCTGTAGTGTTTGCACCTAATGCACTTGTTCCAACTGCTGTGTTATCAGAAGCTGTAGTATTAGCGTCTAAAGCATTTGCACCTACAGCTACGTTTGAAGCACCTGTAGTGTTTGCTACTAAAGCATCCCTACCAACTGCTGTGTTGTTACTTGCTGTTGTATTTGAATACAATGCACCATACCCAAGAGCTACATTACTAGAACCTGTTGTGTTAGTAGCAAAACTTTCAGAACCAACCGAAACATTTGTTGCTCCTGTAGTATTTGCTGTTGCAGAATTATAACCTACAGCTACATTATTATCAGCAGTAGTATTAGCATCAAGTGCTAATGCACCCATAGCAACATTTCTTGTACCTGTAGTGTTTGCTACTAAAGCACTAGAACCAACTGCTGTGTTGTTATCTGCAGTTGTATTTGCATATAAAGCACCATTACCAATAGCTGTATTTGAACTACCTGTAGTATTAAGTTCTATACTTCCTGAACCTATAGCAACATTAGAACTACCTGTAGTTACTTTAGTTAAAGCTCTACGACCCATACCAGTATTATCATCACCTGTCGTTAAGTCATCAAATACTTCATAGCCTAAACCTGTGTTTCTTAGAGCAGAATTAATAGTTCCTGTGACACCATCATTACTTATTAATATACTTTCAGTTTCTATTACATTAATACCTACGCCATTGATTGTGCTTGAACCTGTAATAGCTCCGTCTACTTGTAAGGTAGAAGCCATATCTACAGCTCCGTCTATATCTACTACGTCTAGGTTGGTAGTTCCGTCTACGTCTATAGAACCAGCTAAATCTATATCACCACTAAAAGTAGCTGTTTGTGCAAAGGTAACACCACCGCCATCTGCTATGGTCATAGCATCATCGCCATCTGTATATTCTATAAGAGCTGTTTGTATTGAAGCGGATGTTTCTATAATGCCACTTGTTTGTAAATTTAAAGAGGCAAAAGCATCAAACATTGCTCCACCTGAACCTGCACCATCTGAATAAATAACTTTAGTTTTACCAGAAGGTATCGTTATTGTAGCTCCAGACCCTTGTTTAATAATAATAGATTGAGAACCAGATGTTCCATTTTCTATAATCCATAATTTAGAGACTGTGTTTGGTCCTATAGTAATAGTACAAGTAGAGTCTAAAGTACCTGTATATTTTAAGAACATAGACCTGCCTGGGTCTGTAGCTCCATCAGCTATAGTAGTAGTATGCGTATCAGCATTAGTTGTAATGGCTTCTGTGCCATAACTAAAAGCTTCTGCTATTAACTCAAGATTGGTGTTTGTAGTATCACCCCATGTTCCACTAGCATCACCAGTAGCCATCTCGTTTAATCTTAAATCATTTACATATGAACTTGCCATTTTTTATTCCTCGTATTAATTATATTGTATCAAGCAACTTCGCTCCAGTCTGGATTTTGTGTTGTTGATACTTCTTGATAATTAGATGTTTGTGTTGTTGTTATTGTTTGATAATCTGCTGTTTGTGATGTATTTACAATACCCCAAATATTAACTCCTTGTATACCACCTGTTCCTATAACTCCTTCAGGTTCTATTACAGCTTTACCTATATTTACAACATTTCCAAGTGTTGATGTTGCTTCATTACCTGTAACAGAGAATACATTATCTGTTCTTGTTGTTGCTGTTCCTAATGAAGATGTTGCAGATATTCCTGTTGGAAGTATATTAGCATCTGCTGTAACAATTTCATCTCCAACTTCTAAAGTTGTTGCTACTGCTGATACACCTGTTACTGCTGCACCTGCTGTAATTGCATTGCCTAATGCTGAAGTACCTGTATTACCTGTAACAGAAGTATTAGCTTCTGCTATAACAGTTTCATCTCCTAAAGTACCTGTTCCTGAAATACCTGTAGGTAAAATAACAGCAGTACCTGTAATTGTTTCATTACCTAATGTTGATGTTGCATTAACTCCAGTTACACTTACTAAAGCTTCTGCTATTACAGTTTCAGAACCTAATGAAGATGTTGCAGATATTCCTGTTGAAGTTATAACACACTTTGCAACTACTACAACAGAACCTAATATTGATGTGTTTGATAATCCTGTTATAACAGTATTAGCATCACAAATTACTATTTCTGAGCCTAATCCAGAAGTACCTGTATTACCTGTTACTTGAACAGTTACATTAGCTACAGCAGGCTGACCCCAAGGACCATCACCCCATGTGGAACGACCCCAACCGACTGACATTATTTTAAGCTATTCTAATTATTGCGTTTGATGCATCTGCTGCTGGAAATTGAATAGTAAAATCACCATTAGTTGATGTTTTATCTCCACCAAAATCTAAAACACATACTGAAGGGTCGCCAGATGCAGCTTCATTATAAATTAAAGCACCTCTAGCTGTAATTGTAGCTGTACTAAAAGTTAAATCATTAAAGTCTGTTAATGCAGTTGTTCCAGATGTAGTAGGGGTAACACTTGTTAAAAATGCACCTTTAGCTGTATAACCTGTTCCGCTTGCTTCATTACTTGAAGTATATGCAGTAGTTGCTGCACCTAAAGAAGCACTACTTGTATAAAGTGCTAACTTAAATTGGTCACTTGCTGCGGTAAAATTATGTGTAGCGGTCATTAATTCTTTTTTAAATGATGTGCACATTGCTTGTGATATTGCCATTATATTCTCCTTATGATATCAGCCATTTGTTTATGACCTTGTTTTTCTAATAAACCCGCTACTGTTGCTCTATCACTTGCAATAGCTTGCTTCATATATAATAAAATAACTTGTTGTATTGTGTCTTTGAATGCTTCTGCTTGGGCTTTTACCATAGGGTCTGCATTATCACTAATACTTACAATTTTATTTACTACTCTTTCTGTCCAATATTCTGGACTTAAACCTGTATTATTTGTTGTTTCTACACTTACAGTTCCAACTGTTGGCTTTACATCTACACTAAACATTAACTTACCTGCTGTCTTACAGGACCACTTCTATAGTTGTCCTTAGTATTTTTGCCTTCTCCTAAATTTTTAAGTCTAGAAACTGCTTCATTAAATCTATTCTGATAATTTGTAAGTACATCTGGTTCACCTTTCATAAAGGTATAGGCTTCCACTAAAGAACCATATAACAAACAATCTGATGCATTTGTTCCTAACCAACTAGTTCCATCTGCAGATGTTGTAATTGATGTTGGAGTATATTCATAATGTAACTCTACTGTAAAATTACTATTAGGAGTAGGAGCTACAATAAAACTATCTTCATCAAATCTTGCATAATATTTAGGAATACCTGTTGATGTGCTATCAGGATATGCTTCTCTTATAAAAGCTACATCCTTATATAACAAATATTCATAACCACTATTGTCTACTGCTAAAGTATGAGATGCTAAAAAATCAGTTGGACATGATAAATATTGATTACCATTAGTCAAAGTACCAGATACATTTTTTCTAAAAAAAGGTAATGAAACTAATTTTTGTATTCTATCTTCAGTAGTAACTATAAAATCATCTAAATTATTATTAAATGTAGTTTCAGTATTATTTGTATAATCCTGTATTGCTGTTTTTAATGTTGTATATGTCCAAGCCATTATTCTGTACTCACTGTTACTGTTCCTACTTCAGCACTAGATAATATTCCTGTACCTGCAACTGGATTAAATCCATAGTAAGAAGTTGATTCTTTTCTTCCTCTATCTGGTCTTGGATTAAATAATGATTCATTGTCTGATGTATCAAGCTCACCTAGTTTATATTGAGGATGGTCAACATCAAAACAACTATTACATACTCTTAATCCATTACGAATACTATCTTGTATTTCGTATTGTAAATCGTTTAGCTTATAAGTAAAACCACATCTATCACAATCACCTAAAGCTTTCTTTCCTGCAGCATACATTATCTATAAGCTTGCATATCAGGTACGAACTTAACAGATGCTCTTTCTCTATCAGCATCACTTACATCATTCCAAAGTTCATCATACCTTTGTTTAATCATTGGAACTCTATTTTGTGCTTCTGGCATTTTACAAGCTAAGTTATAAGCTAATGCATATGTTAAGCATGGAAGATATCTACTAGGCACATCAGCATTGTTACTTGCTACTGTACCAGCATCTTCTATTCTTTTAATGTAATCATATACCAAAGTATAAGTTTCAGCAGAATCAGGAGTTGCCCATAAAACAATATTATTAGAGCTAGTGCCTTTATCTACATAAAACTGTGTTGGTTTAGATTGTAGCAGTTTGCTAGCTTGATGATTATATTGAGTTCTAGATATTCTATTTAATCTTTGGTCAAATTGATTTGCAGTATTACCTGCATCAGTTCTAATAAAAGCATCTACTACTTCTAATGCACTTGACTCAATAGTATAGCTATTTGTGCCAGCAACTAAAGTTGTAGAAGCTTGTTCTATTGTCCAAAGATTTAATCCTTTGTTCTGCCATTCTAGAAATATTAAATTAAGAGCTCTTTTGGCTCCTTTATAGTCATAACCAGAACGCAACTCACTACCGCATAAATCATAGGCTTCTTCCATGATATCGGCTAAGTCTAATGTAAATGCTGTTGTTCCACTTGTTGCCATTATTTATTCCTAATTAACACTTCCACCTTCTACGAGCCTGTCT